GTTAGAAAATGCAGGGTCAACATCTTCATTAGAGTTGCTTTGGTCTCTACACAATATAGTAACATTTGAGGTGTTTGCCCCAGAATGAATTTGTATTTGATTTCCACTAGCGTGTGCAACATTATAGTTTGCATTGTTCATGTTATTGGTAAAAATAAAAGCATAAGTACCTGTTCCATTATCTGCCGTGCTGCTCACATTAAAACTGTCATCCAACCCAATAGTGCCTGTGCCATCTAATCTTGCCCACATTTTACACAACCCCTGCTGAAGATTGGTCGTGGTTGAATTACCTTCACCTGTGACCGCAATAGAGCCAGCAGTGCTTGTACCCGTGAGCGTGTTTACAAGAATGGTACTCATACTAAGTCTCCTACTGAAACACTTGCGTCAAGTTCCATGTCTGTTGCCGTTGTGGTTTTATAAGTCAAGACTTGATACCCTGTTGTAACTTGTGTAGTAACAGAGTTTCCACCCCCCCTTACGCTGGTGTCATTTTGACCGCTGGATGTATCTGAAGAAGAGGCAGTAGTGGCAAAACCCAGAGAAAGATTAGACGTAAAATTAGCCGAATGTCTTCCTGCAGCCGCATCGTCAACACTGCTTATATTAAAACTACCATCAATATTTGTGTTGGCTTGGTCGTACATTAAACGTGCTTTAGGAACTTCTTGCTTCGTCAGCGTAGCCGCACCGCCAGATGTATTCTGAATTGTATCTGCTTTTAACGTACTCATAGCGTCACCAATGTACCACCAGATTCAACGGTGAGTGTCACACCGCTGGCTACTGTAAGTGGCCCTGTTACGTTAGCGTTCTCTGTTGCCAGAATGGTTGTGTTGGAACTGAGTGTTTGTGCGTTGGTACGAAACATACCGCTTGCCTTAAACGTACCTTTGTTTTCTGCAGCAGGTGTTACAGACGCTGCAGACACACCCATATAGATTACGAAGATGTTACCTGTTCCGCTTGACGGTGCTGCAGTAAAGGTGAGTGTTGTACCGTCTGGCACAGTGAACGCATCAACACTTTCCTGTACGACACCATCTACAGATACAATAATATCTTCTTGAGTTACCGTCTGGTTCAGAGTAAACGTGGTTGTAGACCCGTCACCATTAAACTCTTGGGTAGCAGGTCTAGCCTGAAAACTTGCAGTGATAGGATTACCAATGAGGGGCATGGGCTATTCCTTATGTACTAATTGAGTCAACAACAGAGACCCAAACATCTGCGCTGCTTGCGGTATCGGACTGTACCTTTAGTACGTCACTGGATTGCATTACAATCTTTGCACCACCATCAAGTAACTGTAGTGCCGAACCTGCAGGAATCGGTGCTGTCTTTACGATGTAATAGTCATTTGACCCATCGTTAATAAAGACATCTACATTGATTTGGCTGGTGGTTGTATTAGCAACATTGATACCAACAAGAGCATCATCGGAATTTGCAGTACGTAGCGTAGAAGCTGACGTGCCTACATTCCTTGCAATGTTTCTTTCAAAATCCTGTGCCATGATTTCTCCTGAATACGAGTTACTTAATTATACCATATTTATGTTTATTTGTCAAGCACTAAAGTGCAATTGCCATAGCCACTGCAAAACCTGCTGTAGCACCTGTTGATAGATTAGTTAGCTGTGAGCCATCAACTGCTGGCAGTCTAGCTGACCCATCAAGTTGTACTACATTGTTTGCACTTGTACCTACAGTCTGTGTAGCGGCTGTACCCAAACCAAGTGTAGTGCGCTGCGCTGATGCATCTGCATCATCTAACAGTGCCTTACCTGCCGCTGTTAAATCATATACGGCTGCTGTACCAGAACCAGTAAACTGGATACCCTTATCTGCTGCAGATGTCAGACCAGCAAGTGCAGCAAGTTCTGCGTCATATGCTTGTACGTCACTTCCAATAGCTACACCTAAATTTGTACGTGCAGCAGAAGCAGTGCTTGCTCCTGTACCACCTGCGGCTACAGGCAAGTCACCTGAAGACGTAACACCTGACAGGTCAATAGTAGGTGTAGTCAGTGTTTTGTTAGTTAGGGTTTGTGTAGCTGTTGTACCCACAATCTCCTGATTACCACCAGCAGGTAGGGTCAGTGTGTTTGTTACACCAGCAGAGTGAGGTTGCGCTTGCAGTGTCTGTGCATGTGCGTTACTAGACTCACAATAAAAATTTACTTTTGCTACACTTCCTGTGCCTGTACGTATATCAATCAAACCATCAGATATAGACACACCGCCTGATGAACCATTACCATCAAGGTTTACTACACCAGTTCCGTTTGGTAAGATGTCAATGTTACCATTAGATGTAGATACAATATCATTACCATTAACATCTAAATCACCGCCAAGCTGTGGGGTTGTATCCGCAACTACATCTGTAATACCGCCAAGACCAGATGACAGATTAGCAAGTGATAATTTTTTAAGCGCACTAGCACTAGCATCATGAATTAGAATTGTATCATTGGTTGTGTCTAGTCCTGAAGTAATAGCAGTTTGACCACTAATTACATTAGCATTAACCATTGCTGTTTCAACAGCATCGTTAGCAATAGTTACTGCACCAGCACTGCTAATAGTAACATCACCAGACACAGCAACTGGATTAAAGTTTGTACCATCAGCTACCATGATATGACCAGAGGTGTTTGTACCCATAGTAATATCATCACCAGTTACAGTAAGGTCTCCCGTAACAGTTAGGTTATTGCCTATAGTTACATTATTAGGCAATCCAATAGTAAGTGTTTGACCAGAAGCAGTTGTTTCAATTTCATTAGTTGTACCAGCAATAGTCAGAGACTGCGAATCTAAGTCAATAGCACCTGTACCACTGTCACCTGCAATATCTAAATCTTCTGCAGTAATCTGTGTGTCTACATAATCTTTGACAGCAGCAGATGTTGGTATTGTTGTATCATTGTCATTTGAACCAATACCCTCTGACTCTAATACTATTGTAGCAGCTTTAAAGTTGTCTACTTCAATATTAGACAGAGTATTGTTGTCAGCATCAATTGTTTTATTAGTAAGTGTTTTTGTTGTGGCTGCAAGATACGTATCAAATGTATCTACAGTAGTTTGACGCATAGTTCCTGCGTCATTGGTTACAATACCATCTCCACCTGCTACAGCAGTTGTACCAGCAGAAGTACCACCATCCATTAAGTTTAGTTCTGCTGCCGTAGCTGTAATGGCTGTGCCGTCATAATTAATTGCATCTACATAAGCAGTACCATCAATATATAAATCTTTCCATTCAGCAGAGGTGCTACCAATATCTCTGGTATTATCACCATCAGGAATGAGGTCAGCACCTAACGTGCCTGACACAAGAACATTGCCAGACAGAGTTACTGTGCCAGCAATGTTAGCTGCACCTGCTAAATGTAAGTCTTTAAATTTAAGAGAGGAAGAACCAATATCAACATCATTGGTAGTGACAGGAACAATGACACCATCCTGAAATCTAACTTGTTCTGTTGTAGTGCCAGATACATCAACAAAGACACCAATGCGATTATTGGTATCATCAACAACAACTTTGTTAATAGGTGTAGCAACACCGGGGTCTCCAATTAAACCAATAACTGGACCTTCAGCCGCAGTGCCATCATGCTTGTGACCTGTCGTATTACTAAATACATTGACTAGCTGGTTGAACTCGTCATTACTGTCGGCAGCATTGATAATGTCGCCATCAGTAAATGAGGACTGTCTGGTATAACCTGCCATTAGCGTCTTGCTCCTACATCAAATTCTAGCTGAAAACCCTTCAGCGAATATGGGGCTGATACCCCTCTATCATTAACCCTTAACGCCACAGCAAATCCCGAACCTTCAATCGGTTGCCTGACCAATGGGTTTGACTGTCCACCATATGTTGCCGTTCCATATACTGATGTACCATATACAGCCACAACAGTGGCAGTGTCAAACGGATACGCAGCAGGACGTGGTACTTGTGGTGACTCGTAGTCATATCTTACAAACAGGTCTGCATTAACAGCAGCTTCAGGTGCATAGTTAATAATTATACGCTGAAAGTTCTTACGAATACCTGCATCACCTAGTGATAAGTCAGGAGACCTGTACTTACCTGTAATGGTATTTCCATCAAAGTCATTGCCGCTTTCTTGACGATATACATAACCATCATATTCGCCATGTAAAACTATAGATTCGCCTTGGTCTACAATAAAGTCTGTACTACTTGGTCTTATACCACGAAGGTCTGCAAACTCATATGCTTGTTTTCTAACTGCTATAACACCTGTTGTATTAGCACGTGTTGTATTTGCATTAGAAAAGAATATGCGATACTGTGTTTTATCAGGTAGAACTACACTGTCAAATTCATCAACGTCAGTTAGTCCTTCAAACCTTGGCTGCACCTGTCGGCTAATTGTACCAAGTTCAACGTCACCAATCTTCTCTGTACCAGCAACAGTACGCAGTCCATCTGGACCAAGGAAGATAATGTCACCACCAACTTCCTGAATAGTATGTCCGTTAACACAACCTATTTCACGTGTAACAGGTAACACTTGGAAGTCTGCTATGGTATTGCCGACTAATTTAAATATACGTTCTTCACAGAATATAAACAGTTGGTCACGAAACGGAAACAGTCCAGTAATATTACTGTCTACATTTATTGTACCTGCACCATTAGCTGTACTAAAATCACTATCCGTAAATGGTGCTGTAAAAGTTATTGCCTGTGGTGTAGCAGACATACCAGCAAAAAATAGTGCGTCTTTAAATCCTACTACAAACTTTGGGTCAGCAGGTGCGCCTGTTGCGTTGAGGTCAGTAACAGTAGTGCCATCATACTTGGTCGCATTATTTGCACCATCGGCCCACACGATAAAATCTGTGCCAGCCAAATTGTAACGGAAGTGTGTATATTTACCAGCACTGGTTCTACCTGTATCAATTTGTGTCCAACTACCTGTCTTGCCAGCTTCGTGTATTTTAGTTCCACGGGCTGCAATAACCTTACCGTTAAAGTAAGCAGACATTAGCACTTTTTCACTAGCACTAGCATCCTGTGGTACAATATTACTATTCCACTTTGTATAGCCAGAAATGCGTCTGTATCCACCTTTAATGTCTGGCTCAAAGTTCTGCAACTCAAGTGCCATACCCGGTTGCATTTCAAAGGTAGATAGGTCTAGTACCAATCCTCCAGAACAGGCAAAGGCGAATGGGTTTAATCCTGATTCGTCTGCCATGTGTCACCTAAAATGCTGCTATGTTAATGCCGTATCTCTGTGAGTGCGGTATATAAGTTGACCTTACGTAGTCTGCTCTATTTAGCAGTATAGACTGCATGTGCTTAATACCTTCTTCAAAACGTGAGAAGTTTATACCATACTGCTGCGCTTCACCACGATACTGATAGGCATATGCGGTAGCACCATCTACAATTACCTGACGAAACTGTTCTGGAACTGTAGGTGCATCTGTTGCTGCAGATAAAGCTGTAGGTTTATTAAAGTGTTCATACTTTAAAGTATATGCTTTGTCAGGATATGGATATAAACCATAATTATTATCTGGTGTGCGGAATACATAAATAGGAACACCACCTACATCAGACGTAGTTTCTTGATCTATAAATCTATCTACATATTCTTTGTAGTCAAGCACACGTAGTGTTGTACCAGCTACACCAAGAGTATTATCTTTTGATATTCTAAATGTTTCATAATCAACATGTGTTGCGTCAGTTGGAATACTATAACGTGTTTGACTTGCTACTAATGTTTCTGTTTTTGTAGCATGAGAAAAGGGCCAACCAAACTCACGTTGATTAATATAATTAACGGCATCGTTTACTGCGTTCTTACACTGCACTTGAAAGCCACGTGCGCCAGACACAAAATTAGAGGTAGTTAATTCTACCTCATTCATTCGTGCTAACACTTCGTTTGTCAAGCCTAAGTAATCGTATGCCATATTAAATCCTTAAAGAGTAAGTAGGGGCAAGTTGCCCTGCCCCCACTATAGATTACTTATGCGAGTGTATCACGGTCTACTTCGTCAGCAGTCAATGAACCGGGGTCATCAACATCCATGCAGACAGCAAACATGCGGATTTTACCACCTGTTGTTGTGCCTGTCATTGCTTGAATTTCAATGTCAATGGTATCTGAAGTGCCGCCAATAAGAACAGGAGTTTGTCCTGCCTTAAAAGCATAATCACCTACAGATGCGCCATCAAAATCAAAGCCGTCAACAAAGTTATCAAGGTCTCCGCCTGTGATACCAAAGTCAAAATCTGTGTCAGTTGAAGTACCTGTATGAGCAGATGTTACTTCAAAACCAGCACACATAATGAGGGTATTCGCAGGAATAGTCAAACCCGGAATAACATCGTTAGCAGCTAGGGCTGTACCTTTATCACTTGCAGCAGTAGCAAAGTTTAACTCTGCTGAAAGCAAGTAAGGCTTACGACCACGAGCATCATTTCCACGTGCTACGGAAGTAGTATTATCACCAAGAGCCATAATTCAATCTCCCTTTCTTACACGAGGTTAAACTTAGCATTAACAAGAGCCTCTGGACGAAGAATCTTACGTCCATAGAGATGCATACCACGAACAATGTCAGCAAAGCTGTCAGGGTCACGATATGTTTCTGTCTTGTTAATTTGCTCTGCAGTAGCAACGGCAGATGAATGTCCACCAACAATCACACCAAAGTTGGATGAGTTAGTACCACCTGTAGTGGCAGAACCTGTTCCAATCTCAGGAAGGTTGTTAGAAACATACACTTGGAAGCCGTGCAGGTTATTAACAACAAGTCCGTTGCGAAGTCCACCTGACTCACCATAGTCTTGGTTCAGAAGTTTGGAATCTTCATCCTTCAAGATTTCTAGGAATACAGGATTGACTACAAGCCAACGACCTTGGGTATCCACATTTTGCTGGTCCAGCTTACGAGCCATACGAGCAATAATCATGGTTGGGTTAGCATTGCCTGACCCCGGTACAGCAGATGCACCCGGTAAGCGTGGCTGAATACCAATACCATTGTCGGCAGAGCCGCCAAAGTCATTAGCATCAACTTGCATTTCAGCCAGCAGTTCATTAGAACCTGCAGTAGAAATTGCCTTTGAACCATTTACGGTTGTATTGGCAGTATCTGCTACACCATGAATTGCAGACTGTTTAAAGCCACACATATAACCAAGAACGTCTTGGTCAAACTGGTCAGCCAAACGATACGCAGCACGGTCACTTGCCAATTGCTGGAAGTTTACGTGGCTATGCGCCTCTTCAATGTCATCAACCTTAAACGCAAAGTAGTTAGCTTTGTCGATGGTAAGGTTGAAATCTTCATCATCAAGGTCTTGCGGTGTGATTGTTGTACCACGTGCATAAGCCTTGACGGTGATTTCGGGTTCTTTGATAATCTTAACGGAATCACCCATCTGTGCAATTTCACCAAAGTAGTCATTATTGGAAATTGCTTCAGCAACAGCGGCCTTGCGGAAAGCAAGTTGCACCTGTTTGCTGTAGATAATAGGCGAAAAATTACCGTTAGGAAGATTACCGTACCCACTAGCGGTTGTAAACGCCATAGTACCATCTCCTTATTTAGGTAGTTTTTGTTTTAAACAGATACAAACTAAGGCTATTAGAGGCTGCGTTGCTTGGGTGTGACTGTACGGGTCAGGCCAAACTCTTCAGGTAATCCGTAAGACTGTGTGTTTGCATGGTTGAAGTGTGCATATTGCGCTACACGCACACTTCTTATTGACTATAGTTATATTCAATTTCAACTATTTGTCAACACTTTTTTCTTTCGGCACTTCAATTACATTCATATTCATGCTGAAAGACCTGCGTTCACCTTTTGTGTAGAAAGGATATACGCAGTGAAACAATTGTGCAGGAAAAACATAGAAGTCACCAACTCTTGGTTTAATTAAGAAATTAGTGCTTGTATAACCAGCAGCCGTTCCATAGGCAAACTGTATATGCCCATGAGAAGGATGATGGTCTTTATAATCTTCTTCCCACTCTTTTTCTATTCCCTCTGGAAGTTTTAAATATCCAACACAAGATAGTCTACCACCTGTGTGAATATGTAAAGGGTTATACTCATTTTCAAATTGCCTTACAAACCAACCTGAAGCAATTTGAATACCATAGTTAAAGTTTTCAAAGTCCAAACCTTTTTTACCAAAATGGTTTCTGTGGTCTGTGTATGCTTGATACTGTAATATAAATTTACCTAGTTCTTTTTGTACTTCAGTTACAGTATCTTCATCAAAGTGTAATTCTTCTGAAACTTTACCAACTAAGTTGTCTGAGTAATCCTCTAACTTATCAGTCATTCTACTGTTAAGTTTTTCTACAAATTTATCGGGCATTTTAAAGTAACCCATTGTAGGGCCAAATGGAGCAATAAACTCCATTTCACTTTTAGGTTCATATATAATACTCATCGGGCTGAACCGCTAATATCATATATAAACTTACCACTGCGAATAGCTTCCATTATCTCATCGGAATGCTTTTCATATTCCTGTGGTGACATTGCCTGAACCTGCGACTCTTTTAAATAAGTGGAAGATTCTTTTGTTTGAGGTGTGCTTCTTGAGCCTTTATTAGACACCGCTTCAGCCGCACCTTTAGTCGTCTTAGTTTTCTTTTCACTTGTTATACCTTTGTCAACTTTGTAAAGGTCAATTGCTCTAGCAGCAGACCTTGCATCATTATCATTTTCATACAGTGCATCCTGCACCCATTTAGGTTGTTCTTCAGCCCACGCATGAAAATCATCACTATCACGAATGTCTCCAAAGTCAGGATGAAGTCTCATTAACTCTGCTTCAGCCTTTTCTTTTGTAGCAGACATTTGCATTTCATCAATTGCTTTTATACGTTCTTCCAGTGCTGTTGACTGTTCACGTGCCTTTTTCATAGCAATTGTTTCAACAATAGCAGCTACATCTGGATAAGTTGTAGCCCACTCTTCAATGTCTTCATCAGACTTGGGCAACTTCATCTCTTTTTGTGCAGCAATAGATAGTTGACTTTTTAAACTCTCTATTTCTTTTTTAAGTTCTTCTGCCTGTTTTTGCTGATGCCTACGTAAATCAGAATAACGCTTTTTAAATGTTCGCTCTTCTGCGTTTGTAGGTTCTTCCTCTTCTTCTTTTTGCTCTGGCTCTTCTACTTCACCTTGCTGTTCTTTTAGTAGTTGTTCCAGTTCTGCTTCTTCTTTTTTAATCCGTTCTTCTTGCGAATACGGTTTACTTACAAATGCAACTTTCTTTTCTGGTTGCATTTCTTCTGCCATAATAGCTTGTTCAGCCATTTCTTTTCTCCTTATGGGGCTAACCGTAGCCAGTGTTGGGGGGTTAGGTAGCCATTGATATGTGGATTATTTTTTAGAAGCTAACCCACTTTGCTTCATCTGTTGGGCAAGGCCGCCTTTATTAAAGATACCACCGTAGTCTGTTGCGCTGTAGCCTCCTAAACCTGCTACAGTGCTTCCTACATCTCCTCTGGGGTCAGAAGTTTCACTTTCATCAGCATAAGATAAACCTGCACCTCTTGCGCCTCTTTGTTGTGCAGCAGCTTCTGCCTTTGCCGCATCTTCCGCTGCCTTTTGTTCTGCCCTTAACTCTGCAGTTGTCTTTGGTGTTCCATCTGCTTTTGTTGCACTAATTCCAAATACACCAGCTTGTGCAGCAGCTTGTTTGCGTTCTTCTCTTCTTTCATTTCCTATCTCTATAGCATACGCTTTAGAAATTTCACGCTCAAGAGATACCTGCGATTTATTTTTTACGTTACCTCTTCTGTCAGTAAAGGTAGTAGAAATTTCTAATCTATTTGCTTCTGAACGCAAAGAATCCATTATCTCTTCTTGAGATTTAGTTTTTACTTCAACCTCTCCATCTTTACCTGTAACTTCTTTCGTGTAAAAATCAGACATTTTTTCAGTTACAGATTTAAATGTATCTGCTATCTGCTGTTGTTGTAAGTCACTTAACTGGTCAAGTGAACTTTTACCTATGCTAAATTCACCCGCACCCCTAAACTGGTCTAGCACACCACCTAATACAGCACCCGCATGTTGTTTATTGCCAGCTAAGTATCCCATTGCTTGTCCTGCTTTTCTACCCATTTGTGTAAGAACACCTGTTGCACTTCCAGTAAAGAAAGCAGCAATAGCAGGACCAACCTCTTTAAGATTTGCCATTCCAGCAGCAGCTAAAGCATTTTTTAAATCTTTATTTTTAATTTTACCCCTATCATATGCGACACCAGTTGCATCTGTTGTACTAGGCACAGAGTCAGCTGGAGATTCATCTTGTTCTTGTTGTTGTTGTACAGTAGGAATAGCTTTTGGAGTTTCTGTAGCTGGCTTTTTAGTAGGAGTGTAATCTTCTTTTCTAACAAATCCTTCTGGTATTTGTGTTACCCCCGGAATAAAATTTATTTGTCTTTCTGCACCTGTTTTTGTATTTACAATTGTAATAAGCTGTGCTGCCCCACCGCCTTGACCTCCTTGACCACCTCCTAAGAAATCTCCTATACCCGGAACTGGAGATTTTGGAAGTGTAGGAACAGGAGACTGCACTGGTCCTTGTACTGGTGGTTGTATAGGTGGCATCACAGGAGGTTGTACGGGAGGCATTACAGGAGTCGTAAAGTCTGGTGCAGTATATTGAGATTGTCTTTGCACACCCGGTGTAAAGTTAACACCTGTAGGTGGTACAAAAGTTCCTTGTTGTGCTTCAACAACTCCACCCTCTGCAAATTCTACCATACCATCATCTTCCATGTCAAGGTCTGACATATCAAAAGGAATGTCATCAGGAATAACAGCTTCATCTGCATTACCCATCTGACCCATCTTGTCCATCATTTCCAAACCACGTTTTGCTTCTTGTCGCATCTGCATTAGTTTTTCAAGGCCAATGTATCTTACAACATCTGCTGGAAATACAAACTCGCCCTCACTAAGCTGGGCAGGAATATCGTCACGAACTTCTTCTTGCATAGAACCTACAGGCACTTCGTTACCTGACTCTGGGTCAACTGTGCCGCCCTCTTGCATCAGGCCACCTTCGTCAAATGCACCCTCTACAGGCTCAAACAGTTCCATTTGTTTTGACATGCCACCTTCAGCAAAGTTTTGTGTTTGGTCAATTGTTTTGGCTACAAGATAGTCATCCATTACCATACCGCCTTCTGCAAATTTTCTTCCTAAAATAGATTCTACTTCATCTCTGTAGGGTAAATCTGTTACACCCATTTCTTTTTGTATAGCCCGTGTTTCCTCACGAGATAAAACTCTATTAACTTTCATGTCACCACCAACAACCCACTGGTCGCTGTCAGCTTGTCCGTCAGAGTACCTATAGCTACCGCCTTTAGGCACATAGTCATTAATGTCTGACTTTCCTTCTTTTGCCAACATAGATTGATAATCTATATCATCAGCCATTTCAACTTCAGCAAATACTTGATCTTCTGCTCTTCTCTTTACGGAAAGCTGCTTTCCTCTACGTATAATAGCCTCTGGTGTTACGCCAGCTTTAATAAGTTTATCTGCTTCTTTTTTTGTTATTTTTAAATCTTCTGGGCCTAAATGGGTTGCTACTGGTGACTGACTAGCATGAAACCCCGGACGTGCAGCAACCGCAGTTACTTTTCCAAAAGGTGCTTGTTTAGTTCTTCCTGCTCTTTCCGTTATAAAACGAGCGTTAATTAATTTCTGACGAGTCTCCTCATCTGGTATTATTATTTCAGTGCCAGTTTTGTTTCGTTTTTCTCCTTTACTTCTTTTTGCACCCTTAGTTGGTACATAAAAACTTTCCTTTGACGTAGCACTGCGCTTACCCTTAAAAGCTGCATCTGGAAAATTAGCCTCTAAAAATTCACCCCGTTTTATTTCTTTATTTGCGTCAACAAAAAGGGGATAAAGTTTATCATCTTCACCCTTAACAAAAAGTTTATATGCTTTACGTGTTTTGTTAAATGTTCGCAAACCTTTTGCTGCTGCAGGACCAAAACCCGGAAACAAACTTGCTGCTAAAGCTGTACCCTCAATACCTGCACCAACATAATCTTTTTCTTCTAATGCATCAGATGTACGTTTAACTCCTATAGCCTGACTAACGCCCGGTAGCATCTCCGCACCAAACATAGCTACATCTTTAGCGGATACACCCCCTTCTTTTTTTTGTCTTTCTGCACCTCTGCTTCTACGCTTTGGACTTAAAAGTTTTTCTGTTTCATTAGTCGCTGCCAATTATTTCATCCCGTAGGTATTTAAGTTTACGTAAAGCTGTGATAGCACCCTGCTGACGGTGCATCATTATTGTATCATCTGATTGTTCTAACACCTTTTGGTGTTGCTCAATAGTTAGGTCTACATAACTACTGAATGCTTCCCACTGGCGGTTGTTGCTCACCAGCGGCTTCAGGCGGCTGAGTACCTGCTGCTTGTCTACCATTACTACTAAATCCTTGTTCACCCGGAACTGGTGCTTGACCAGTGCCTATTGTTCCACCACCAGCACCACTAGTGTCCATAGCATCTGCACCTGCAGGTGGCGGTGTCATTCCCGCCTGTTCTTGCTGTGCTGGTGCTTGAAACTCTTTCATAAGTTCTGCTTGAAGTGCTGCTTCACTCATGTTGTTGGTTACTTTGTCGGGGTCAAGGTCCATTGATTTTGCAATCTCACTAATAATATATTGAAACTTTGCAAAAGGTGCAAGTGCAGGACTACTTGCTATTTGAAGGAACTGCATAAGTCTTTGGCTACGAACCTCATTAGCCATCAAACTTTCTGTGCCACGTGCCTTTACTTCTAAGTCACCTTTAATCTCTGGGTCAAAATCAAACTGCATATTAAATCTAAAGAACCCTTCTCCCAAAGGACGCAATAGATAATCATCTACATTTTTAATAACAGTTTTTATACTACCACTTGCAGCGTTCATTAACATTGATATACCAGAGGCAGTTCTACCTACACCTGATATACCTGTTTGTCCATGTGCAAATGATGGCAATCCTGTTGACTCATCAGCAAGCTGACGGGCTTTATCAAACAGCATCATATTTTCTTGTGACACATTAGGAAACTTAGTTCCAAATATTGCTTGACCCGGTGCGCCACCTTGTCTACGAAATACTTTACCCGGATACAGTGTCAAGTCTTGACCCGGCACTAAGTTAGTTTCATCAACCTCTACTAACATGTTACCCGATAGAACAGCATTATCAACTGCCATTCTCATAAAACCATTCATTAATGTTTGGGTGTCATCCATATTTTCTGCTATACCAACACCAAAGAATGAATATGGATTTAATTCAAATGGTGCTGCAGCGTAGGGAATTTTAGCAGGTTTAAATGGATTAAGAACCATGCGAAGAAGTTTGCCATTACATATCCAGACGTTAGCTTGTAATTCATCAAACTCTTTTAGTTCATCTGGTATGTTAACATTTTGCTCCTCAAGCATCTCTGTATCAACCATGCCCCAATACTCAAGGACTTCAAAACGGTCAATGCCGTGTTCTGGTGCGTAGTCAGATAAATCATCTTCCCAATATTTTTTGTTGTAGTTTTCTCCAAAGGATATTACTTCGTCAATTACCTGTCCTCTAAAGTATGGACGCTTTTTAAGCATACGCATTTGTGAGCGAGACATTTTGTGACGCTCAATAACAAACTGCGCTTCATCCATATTGTTTGCATCTGGGTCTGGATAGAAGTTCCAGACAGACACATGGTCTACTTGAGGAACTGTTTTAAACAGTGGGTCATACTCACCATCGTCATTCCAGTTTGGATATTCTTTATCTTTAGCAAACGGACCTTTCATAATGCCAGTGCCAAACAAAGCCATTTCAAAAGAACTGCTTCGTAAATTTTTGTTTGCACCAGACTCTTCTAACTGGTCGTGTATTTTCTTCTGCATCTTTTTAGCTGCAATCATAGCGGGGCTAAATTCAATAGCAGTGGGTGTTTTACCCGGACCTTCTTTTAATTTTTCTTGAACGGGTTCGAGTTTATTTTGGAACACACCAAGTTTCTCAGTGAGACTTTTAGCTGTTGCGCCAGCAGGTAATTGCATTCCATCGCCCGGAAAGCCATACGGACTCGTAAGCGCAGTAGACGCTTGCATTTGTTCAGGTTCTTTTGGGTCGAAGTGTACATCGGCAACTACCCCTTCAGGAAGTTCTGTAGGCTCAATAGAAAGAGGAAACTTATTATTAGCAAATAAAACATCAACGATTTGACCATATGCAGCAAGTGTTTTAGTTTTAGTAACTTTGATAAATATGCGAGACTTTTCTGACTCAGTAAATTGAACATCTGGCCCATATAAACCTCTATAATTTCTGTAAGCACGTAACCATCGTTCTTCATCCTGATAACGATAGTCTTCAGCCCTGCTATACCGTTCCATTATAAAAGGAATAATAGTGGATACATCAGCATCAAATTCTACAGAATCGTCTGTATCTTCTAACGCAATAGCATCGTCTTCAATCATGATGTCATCTTCAGCCATATTTTATTCCTTAATATCCAAAAGTAGCATCTGCAACTTGCATACCGCCACCGGGTCTACCCATAGGGTCATAATCAAATATACTAAATCTTGGACGTGACATTATACCATATCTTAATGCATCGTACAAGTGGTCTTCCGCTTTTGTGTCCACATCCTCTGGATTCTTTTTATCCAACGGGATGGATGGTAGTTGGGAGATAATGTTTGTGCAACTATCAAAGAA